GGATAATTTTTAAATTTAGTATCTATTTCTCCTTTTGTATATGTTCCAACCTGACCTGCTGTATGGGTGTGAGAAGTTTTACTATATGTAGAATCATGATTATGATTAATAGGAGAAGCTCCAACATTACTTGCTGTAATATTAAATGTTTTTGTTGCACTACCGTCATAACTTCCAAGAGTAGCCCCATTTGCCTGTATAGTTAGAGCACTTGGATTTTTTAAAGAACTCGGAAAATCTGTTATCTGATTTTTAGTATGAGTGTGACCACTTGGAGTAAATGAACTTGGTTTTCCTGTAATTGTAGACCAATCTTGAGTATGTGCAGATGGTAGGAATGTACTTGGTTTATCTTTTATCGTATCCCACTTTACTGCAGCAGAATAAGGAATATATCCAGCCTCAGCATTTAATTTATTATCGTCTACGACAATATACATTAAATTATCTGGGCTTGTTACTTTTACAGAGTCTCCTACTTGTACTTGAGATTTTGTAAGTTTAAATCTTGCTGTGTCGTCAGCAACAACTACACATCTTTCAAGTGCAGCCTGTGGAAGTCTTGAAATATCTATCGTTCCGCTTTTAATTTTTGAGGCATCTATATCAGTTATTTCAGAATTTCCGTGGCTGTGTGCTTTATTAGCTTTTCCTGAAAAAAGTTCATTAATAGCCCCAACAATATTTTTAGCAGTTGTAAGCAAAGCACTATCATTTTTATTCTGTTTATTTTCCTCTATTTTTTTTCCCTGTCTTGCTGAAAGAGGCTTAGTTCCGCTGTCAGTTGTAACATTATCCACTGTGTTCAGCTGAATATCATTTTCATTAACAATAATTCCATCGTTTTTAGAAACAACAGAAGTTCTTCCAGAACTGTCAACAGAAAGCCCTTTTCCAATAATTATTCTTCCAAGAACAGATTTTGAAGTAATCTTTGAAATCTCTGTTAAAAGATTTTGAGCTGTTCCCGTGTAACCGCCTTTTTCAAGTTTATTATCAAAAAGTTCATTAATTCCCCCAACTATTGTTTTCACAACAGTTTTTAAAGTACCATCTTCTTTATTTTGTTTTTTCTTAAGTTCTGCTACAATTTTTACAGCACTGTCAAATTCTTTTTCAAGCCCCTCTCCTCTGTCTAATTTTTTATTAAGCATTGACACATCTACGAGAGCCGACGGATTTCCTGAAAGATTAACCTCGGCATCTGAAATTTCTGTCAAAATATCAATTATTGCTGTTGTAATATTATTTCCGTTTGGAGTTGGTATATAGTCTCCTACCTCTGTTGCTGTAACAGAATAAAGAATTTCTCCCTCATCAGGGTCATTTGCATACAGCCCAATAGTTCTTAAATAGTAAGAATTCTGCAAATCTGTATTGTAAATAATTCCATGAATATTTACAGCATTATCCCCAACAGGAGTTTTTTCACTTACTGAAGTTTCCTGTTTTATCTGCTCAAGTGCTGTTAATTTTTTTAATTCATCTTCAGTATGTTTGCTGTAATCTTTATCGGAAACTTTTATTTTTGTAAATTCCAATTTCGATATATCCCCGGCAACCATTTTTCCTATTAAGGCAAAAGCCTTATCTGTATGAACTATTTTTTTGTAACTAGCCATTTAATGTTACCTCCTGATTATTATAAATTGATGTCATAACACCGCTTGCAAGATGTATGTTTCCATTCCCTTTCTGATTTAATTTATTGTCAAAAATGAGGGTCATATTTGCAGGTATCATATATCTTAATGTGTCATATAAACTTGAAATTGTTCCAATCGTTGTGATATGAGTGATTATTCTAAGTTCCTGTATGCTTAAATCTCTTACAGGTTCATTTGTTCCCTCTCCCAAAATACTATCTAAAAATCTTTTTAAAAACCACCAAGTATACGGGGGCTGTGAATTCCATTTTATTAAAATATCCTGTCTTCTTTCTTCCAAACTGTCATTTATATTTGGTTTTATTCCCATCATATTTTCAAATAATTCAATACCTGTTTCATCAGCATAATTAATAAAATTATTTTTAAATCCTTGAATAAAGTCTTTCCACAGCTGTTCAACAATATTTTTTTCAGAATTAAGAATTACTTGAATTTCTCTGTATTCCTGCATAAAATCCGGAAGATATTTCAAAAGTTCAACTTCATAATTTTTTGTAAAAAGATTACTCATTTGCAACACCACCCAAAATAGGAATTTGATAAGCAGTAAGTATTAAATTCTCTGCTTTCCCATTTATTTTTGTATCTGCAATATCCACTATTCCCTCAACAGATAAAATTTTTGCCTCTATCTGAGCAACCCGAACTGTGATATTATTTTCTTTTGCCCAGTTTTTTCTAAGCTCCAAAAGATATTCTTCAATAATTTTTTTCACATCATTTTCTATTGTCCCCCATTCAACGTCATTCAGTTCTACTTTTGTTGTGATATTTATCGTAATTTTTTCGGGAGTGTCAACGGTAACTCTATGGTCTATGGGAGCAAGTCCCAATCCCTGCCCGTCTTGAGTCGGGTCTATTTCTGTCTGCACATTTTTAATAAGTTCAGATGTTGCTGCACTGAATGTACTGTCTAAAATAGTAAGCCGTACAGTTCCTCCGCCTTTCCAAACAGGAGTTACTTTTACAGCTCCGACTCCGGCAATAGATAAAGTTTTTTCTTCATAGTCTTTAATATTTCCTCCGAAAGCCTGAGGCTCAAAACTTTCAATATATCTTTGTCTGAATTTTTCCGTATCTTCTTCATCTTCTCCGGGAATTAAAATTTCTGTAAGTTTTGCCACAGTCAGCCCCTCAATATATTCAATAGGAATTAAATCTCCGAATGTAGCATTCGGACCGCTCCCGGCACTTTCACACTGAAGTTTATATTCATGGTTTCCTGTTTCCAATTTTTCTCTTACGATATAGTTGTATTGTTCCAAACTAAATCTTTTTCCGATTTCAACATCAATATTAAAAACTCCCTTAAAATTTCCTGCACTTGCAGGTTTTGGATACACTCCTCTTTCTTTTGCCCTTTCAATAAGATATTTTCTGCTTGCCGTACTTCCAAAAGTTTCTTTGTAATAATTCTCAAGTTCCAGATACATCTCTTTGGTTTCCATTGCATTTGGAGCTAAGGCATCATAAACAACAGACCCCTCTCTTTTATCTACATCAGAGGGAACTCTGTTAAGTTTGTCCTGCATAATCTTTTCATAAGTTTTTTCTTCAAACATTTAAATTTGTACCCCCTTTGTGATGTTTACATCTCCATAAATTGTATTTGCTGTAAAAGTGACAGCAAGTTCTCTTCTTTTTTTATCCTCAAAAGAAAAAGCATTAACATCAAGAATTCTTTCATCTTGTATTAATGCTTCCTTTATTCTTCTTTTCAACTCAGACTTACAAAAATTTTTTGGTTTCCCAAATAAATCTTTTAGTTCAATTCCATAGTTCCATGAATAAATAGAATAACTGTATCTTTCAGTATTGAGTATTTTATAAATAGCTTGTTTCATTGCCTCCTGCTCATCAGTTTTGCCGTTTATCCTGTCTCCGAAAAGTTTCATTTTATATGTTCTCGTTAGGCTTTCTTCAACAGTAATATTTTCATTTATATCGTTTCTTGTATCTCTTACCGGTAACATTATATCCACTCTCCCTCAACAATAGGATTTTCAAGTCTGTCAATAATATAGTACATCTGCCCCCCTTGTATTCTTATAAGAGCAAGTTTTTCTCCTTCTTTCAAACCATAGTGAATTAAAATTTTCTTTTTCCCTTTATATTCATGCTTATGGTCTATGGGAATGGTTGACATTCCTGCATCAGGGTGGCTGTGGGAAGTATCCCAGTTTTCATAAATACTCTCTGTTTTATGGGAAACAGTAATATCTACATAATGATCTCGTAAAAAATGAGATAAAATTAAATCTTCTTCCTGCAGTAATTTTTTTTGGTCTATTCTTACAGTAAGAGGCGATATAGTTTCAACAGTTCCATACAAAATAGTTGTAGGTTTCATACTTTCAAAAACTTCTTTTGCAACTTTTTTTATGATCTCAATCATATAATATCACCTCCTCTTAAAGTTAAATCCATAAAATGCTCTTGAAATTTAAAAGTATGTTTTACTTTTTCCACAAGCATAAAATTATTTACTTGCACATCTCCAAGATTTAATTTTACAACAATACTTGTTCCGGCTCTCACTCTTATATCTCCGAAAATATTTTTTATTGAAAGGGTTCTCCCTTTCCTGTTATAGATTTGTAAAAGAGCATTCCCTTTCATCTGAAGATTTTCTTTCTCTCCAAGTTTATCAAAATATTGAAGAACTCCCCATTTTACAATATTTCCTGCATCAGGAAAAACAAAAGGTTTTCTTTTCCCCTCACTCTCACTTTCCTCAACAAGTTTTATCTGGTTATAACTATTTTCTATACTTGTCTTGTAGTTGTAGTTTTCTGAAACTGTATCATCAATAGTGATGTTAAGTTTCATTTTTTCTATATCCTTAAGAGTTAATTTTCCAACATCATCGTACAAAACATATAATTTTTTAGTATTCTGCAAAGTTATTCCAAGAGCTGTCTGAATAATATCAAAAAGAGTAACATTATCTTCAAGCCTTTTTGGAATAATAAATTTTGTGTCCTCTATGTCTCCAACAGTTAATTTAAAATCCGCTGCAAGCATTTTTATAACATCAGAGGCTTTTTTATTTCTGTAATCATAAACATCTTTATTTTTTAAATATCTCAGCTGGTCATATGCTGTAACGGAAGAAATATTATTTTTATCTCTGCTTATTGTAAAAATATATCCACGAAAAAAAGGAGACCCTTTATAACTTACTGTTACAATATCTCCTTCTTCAAAAATATTATTTTCATCAAACAGGCATTTAAAAGTAAGTTTTCCCGGTGTCTCTTTTCTTTCTGTCTCCCAAGAAATTCCTTCAAGAATAGAAGGGGCTATTGAGCCTTTGTTTGTCTGAATAATTAAATCTATATCATTCAAGTCTTATCACCTGCCCAACTTCAATATCGGAAGAATTTCCAAGTTTATTAAGAGTTATGAGGTCACGATATTTTTCTCCATTACCAAGCTGTTTTTTAGCAATAGTATATAAGGTATCCCCCTCTTTAACTTTATAAGTTTTTTCAATTACTTTTGAGCTGTCTCTCACTTTTTCAAGAATATATTTTACTGTTCCGCCCCCAACTGCTGTTGCAACTCTTACGACCGTTTTTGTTTTTTCCTGATATTGCTTTAATTTTATAGAGACTGTTATATCTCTTCCATTACCTGCATCTTCTAAAATCTGATAATCTTCAAGAGAAACTTTTAAATTTGTATCAAATCCCAAAGCTCCAAGAACTCCCTCTCTGATTATTATGAGTTGAAAAGGTTTTTTGCTGTTTTTCAACCTGTCAAGGATTTCTAAGTAATAAGAGATAGGTAAAAATATTCCGCCGAGATATAAAGCAAAAGGATATTTATATGCCGGTATCATCATATTAAAAGATATTTCCTGTAAACCAGCACTTTTTAGAATATTTGCTTCCCCCTCATTAATTAAAGTGATTGTTCTGTTTTTATTTTTTATTTTAGTATTAATTTTTGAGGGAGCAACAGGCATTAATATTCCGTCTATATAACATAAATACATTAAGCATGCACCCCCTCAGCTGTCATTTGCATTTTTTCTCTTAAATATTCTGTGAATTCATCAATAACATCATGAATATCCATATTGTTTGAAATCATATTACTGTTCTGAACTTCCATTTTAATTTCAGCAGTAGTGAATTTATTTATAACTTCCATTTCAGCAGCATCTCTCATATATTTAATCTCTTCAGTTGTTAAATCTAACCCTTCAGACATAGAAGCTGTGTTATTTAAAATCCCTTTTAAATAATCATTAGATTCTGTCATATCGACAGCTGTTTCATTTTTAAATATATTTCCTATTTCTGCTGTTTTTTCATATGTAGTTTTCATCATGTTTCCAGTATTAAAAGGATTTATTTTTAAATTCGAATCAATATAATCTTTTGGCTTTGCAATATCTAAATCTGCTTGAATAGATGTTCTATAATCTTTTATTTTTTTACTATAATCTGTTCCGGCAATAGTATCTACAATTCCTGTAAAATTATCAAATATGTCTAAAATACTTATTACTAAATCCCAAAATAATTTTTTTACAGAATAGATAGGGTGCTTCCAAATATTTACAAATGCTTCTGCAACAGAGACTATGTTATTCCATAAAAATATTCCGTAATTTAAAACACTTCCTACAAGTGCTGCTATACTTCCAGTAATGATTCCTGTTGCTGATACAGCTTTTCCTGTAAGAGCATTAAAGGCAGCAACTCCTGCATACAATCCCCCAACAACCAAAGCAATTCCACCGGCAATCACTCCAAGAGGGGTTGCCATAAGAGCAGCACTTAATCCTTTTGTTGCTGCCGTTGCCATAAATGTTGAACCTGCAAGATAAAAGTTTTTTGCCCCCAAAAGGACAGCTCCTATCATATTTTTCCCTTGGAGAATATTATTTTTCATAAGTTCAATGTTTGAAAGTATAAGAGCTGATTTATAAGCAAGAACAGCTGTTGTTACTCCGCCAATCACAGGACCTATCACATTCCAATTATCATGAGCAAATTTTCCAATTTTTCCCATTATATTAAGAGTTGACGCAGTAACATTTGCAACAGCACCCATACTTTTTATAACTCCGTTTGTAAAAATCATAAATCCCTCACTATTTGCAAAGGTATTTAATTTTTGAGAAATCGGAATAAATTCTTTTACGAAATTATTTTTCATATTTACAAGAGCATCACCGAAAGTTTTTGGGATAGCATCAAATTTTTCATTTATATCCGCCGCTGCATAAAACATTGCATTTTTTATTACATCTGCTGTAATTTTCCCTTCTGAACTCATTTCTCTTAAAGTTCCCACAGATACACCCATATATTTGCTTATCGCCTGAGCAAGCATTGGAGCATTTTCCATTATACTTCTGAATTCATCTCCCTGTAATCTTCCGCTTGCCATTGCTTGTGTAAGCTGATACATTCCTGCAGATTGTTCCTGCTGACTTGCCCCGCCGATTTTAAAAGATTTTGACATTAATTCTGAAAAATTTACAATTTCTTTACTGTCTTTAAAAGCATTCGGAGCTAGTATTCCCAATTTTGAAACTGTTTGAGATTGGTCTAAAAAATCCCCTCTTGACCTTTGAGCAGACTGAAAAATCATATCTTGCAGTTGAGGAAGATTTATGTTTGCCTCTTGGTTTTCTGTTATTACAGTTTTTGTATTATCCAAAGAATTATTACTAATTTGATTATTCAAAATATTTGATGATATATTCTCACTGATATTGTTTGTTAAATTTTTCTCAATGTTATTTACAATATTCTTGGTATTGTCCAAAGAATTATTTATGTTATTTATCAGATTTTTTTCGGCATTATTTACAATGCTTTTATTATTATTTAATACATTTGAATATACAGAATTATCAGTATTATTCATTAAGTTTTTTTCGGTATTATTTATAATATTTTTAGTATTATCCAATACACTTGAATATACAGAATTATCAATATTGGTTGTTAAGCTTTCTTTTTTATTTACAATATTTTCAGCAGGAGAATTAAAATTTTCAAGCATCAAATCTAATCTGGCACTATTCTGTGTAAGAGTATCAGAAAGATTTAAACTATTTTTTAAACCTTGAATTCCTGCATACACACCAACAAATCTTTTTATTTTAGAATAAAGATTATCCGCATTTGAAACTCCGTTTTTTAGAGAATTGTTAAAATTATTTTGAGCTTCTTCACTTCTTCTAATATTTTCTGCAATATCATTTTCTATTCTTTTTAAATCAGCTCCGGCTCTTATTATTTCTGTTCTTGCCCCTGTAAGTTCAGAAGTATTTATATTAACATTTGTCTTGTTAACCTTATCCAGAGCAGAAATTGTTAAATTAATCGCATTCACAATAGAAGTTAAAGGCTTTGACATTCCGTCCATAAGCTGAATAGAACTTTGTATTGTTGCCATTTTCTCACCTCCAATGAGCCTATTTTTTATTTTCCCTGTCGATTTTAATTTTTATAGCTGCAACTATAAAAGCCTTTTCTTCACGGGAAAGTTTAAAATATTCTCCCGGTGTCATATGAAATTTGTGGAGGCAGTAATAAGCTATATTTGCCTCACCGTCTCCACTTAAAATTAGTTTTTTGCTTCTTCTGTTAAATCTTCCTGAGTTTTAAATCCATTTATATTTTGAATTTCAGCTGCCAAATCCTGATACTCAGCAGGAAGTAGCATTGCTGTTAAAAGCTCTGGTTTTGTTTTTACTCCGTAACTATCTTGAAGTTCTGCATTCCCAAGTTCAGGATAAACAATACAAGCAGCACAAAGCATAGATAAATATTTTGTTGTATTAAGAGCAGGGGCAAACTGCCCCTTTTTCTTAGGAAGTTCTTTTAATTCTGTGCAAGCGTCCCTTAAAACTTGGTCCTCTGCTGCTGATATTGCTTTTATTTCAAACTTTGCAGAATTTCCGCTCTCATCTTTAAATCTTTCAGATACTACAATTTTTTTATTTTCTTTTTTCATTGCATTTTGTTTAAAAAATATATCAAAACTCATTATTTACTCACTCCTTATATCATTCCGTCTAAAATATTAAATTGATTTTTAAGAATAAAGTTCTCAAAAGTAAAAGCTATTTCTTCATCCAAATACTCTGCATCTGCATCAAACTTAGATAAAATTCCTCCGTCAACATTGCAGTTTTGGTATAAAATAGTCTGTCTTCCCGCTGATGAAGTAGGGTCTTCGTTTGAAACTTCTATTTCAAAATAAGTATCTTCTCCTGTATTTTGATATTTTTCCAACATAAGTCTAATAGTAGAAGTATTGTAGTGAACAGTCATTGTTCCTGTTCCTTTCCCCCCAACAGCTTTATTACCTTTATTTATTCTTCCAAGAATTGGAATTTCTGTTTTTGTTTTTTCATATTTTGCTTCAAATTTAATTGCAGACATAACATTGTATCTAAGGTCATCAATAGTTACATATATCTCTGCAAGTTTTCCAGATACAGCATCTTTTGCAAGCATTGTTGTTCTATCCATTATTTACCTCACCTCTCTATGCCACGATAACAGTCATATATAAAATTTCCATAGCTGCCACAGGAGTAACAGGATCCGTAACTATTACTGATTTTTTAGTAGGACCTTTTTCAACTGTCACAGCTTTAGGGTCAAAGTTTTCTATTGCTTCAACTCTTTCAAGCTCTTGATGATGAGCGACTATATCTTTCCATAAAGCCTCTCTTCCAGAATTATTATTTCTTGATTTTCCATTGTGTTTTTTATTGAAAAGAACTGCAATATCATTTCCGATTTGGTCTAAAACTCTTATAACCTGATTTGATTGGAAATCATCATTCTTTTCAGTTGTAATTGATACAAGGCTGTTTATATCTGTTAAAACATAAATTTCATTATCTGCTCTATGGAATAAAAATTGCCCTGCTTTTATTCCTGCTTCAAGTTGTGATTGAGTAAACTTCGTATCGATATTATAATCTCCATCATATTTTTTATTTGATACAGAAGCATTTACATTGCATCCGGCTTCTGCACCTGTTACCCAGAATACAGCCGAACTTTCCAAAGCTCCCTCATCTAAAACTCTATTTTGAACATTAATAACTCCCTCGTAGTCTGCATCATTTCTATAAACAACTGTCTGGAATTTTACCCCAACTTCATCTCTCATTCTTTTTGTAAACTGCACATATAAATCTTTAACTTCTTTTTCAAGAGAAGTACAACCCATAGTATTGAAACTATAAGATTCTACTGCATCTAAATACGATTGATGATTTGCTCCTGTAACAGCTTCTCCATTTGTTCCCCCAGCAAGAGAAACACCGGCTGTTTTAGTAAGGTTTGCATCTTTTTTATAAATAATATAATCATTATCTATAAGTTCAGATGCCTTTGCCACTGTCTGGAAGTCAATTTTTATATCATCGAGCATTGCTGTAACATCAAATTTAGAATCTTCATCTACATTCTGCTGAATTATAATTTTTATTGAGTTTCCTCTTACTCCGGAATATTTTGCCTCGGCATAATCATTTTTAGCTTTCACTCCAGAATTTAACTTATAAAGATATGCAGTTTTTGCCCCTTTAAATAAATCTCTTAAAGGTTTCATTTTTTCATGAGTATAATCATACCCAAATATTTTTACTGAGTCTTTTTGAAAATCTCCATTTTCAACAGTAAATATTTCTCCATCAGGTCCCCAGTCAAGTTCCATCGCCATAGTAGCATACCCTCTGTCTGCCATATTAACTGAAGCTCTTGATTTTGAAACAAAGTTAATATACGAACCGGGTAAAACCTTATTCATTAAAACATAATTTCCTCCACCGTATGACATTTACTTCACCACCTTTTTCATAAAATTATCTATTTTTTTATCTACTTCTGAAAATGTGTACTCAATACCATCTTCTAAAATAACATTTAACAAATCTTTTCTTGTAAAATATTTTCTACTTGAAAGGATTTGGGCCTTAGAAAACGTTTTTTCAGCTTTTTCAATTTTTTCTTTTTCTACCATAATCTTATCTCCTTGTTTTCATGTTTATTTTTATATTTTCCATAAATTCATCTTGAGGACCTTTTTTAATTACAAAAACATTGTAATTAACGAAGAAATGAAGTTTTTTATCCACAATTTCTCCTCTCATTTTCATTCCTCTTATTAAATCATCGTCCATATTTATATATTCCATGCAATTAAAAAGTTTTTCCTGTACAGAATATAATTCAGAATTCAGATTTTTTTTATTTTTTGGAAAATATTGAATATCAAAAAGATATTTTCTTAAATATCTTTTTCCAAGAAAATCCTGTTCAGAAGGATTTAAGCAGATAATAAAAAAACAAGGCTCTTTAAAGTCTTGCTTAATATCTTCCGAATAAATTTCATATTCATCTCCAAATTTTTCATTCAGAGCATTTGAAATTGCATCTAAAATTTTATTTATCATCTGCCACCTCCTATAAATTTTTGTAATTTATTTTGAATTATTCTTTCTAAATCTCCCTCAAGCTCCTGTTCTGAGACAGTTAATATAAATTTTCCCGGAACCCAGCCTTTATGATTTCTTGTTCTATGTCCAAATTCAACGTACGAGGCGTATTCCACTGAATTTTTTACAATAATTTCATAAACTCCACCTGCTTTGGTTACCTTCATATCCTCAACAAAGGATTTTTGACTTTGCTTTTTCCCAGCAGTCCAGCCTCTTCTAAGTGTTCCACCAACTTTTCCGGAGCCTTTTTTATATTTACCTGGTTTAGTTCTGTTGATAACTTTCGCTAGTAATCTTGCTGCAACTTCTTTGGATAAAGAAACAATAAAATCATCTACATCTTTTTGAATTTTAGTTAAAGATTTTTCAAGTTCTTTAAATCCCTCAAGATTTATTTTAACTGCATTCCCCATTATGCCTGCTCCTTATACAATTCCAATACAATTTCCTGATGTGAAGAATAAAAGGCAGGTACTCCAGAGTTTTTATACTCCAATACTCTGCCATTTCTCGTTACATCTATTTTAGAGTTTGGTTTGATAACTAATTCGGGATTGATAAACAAAACTGTTATTTGCCCTGTTATAGCCTCTCCCGTTGTCTGATTAGTTGTGGTTATATTTTTAAAAGAAATTCTACACTTAACATTTTCATGAACAAGTACAGGTTCAAATTCTGTTCTTTTGGTTACATGATTCTTAACCTTTTGATATTCATAAATATTACATGTATCAGTGTATAATTTTTCTATTGATTTTTTTACCATGCTAACCTCCTATATTTAATAAGTTCATTATCTCTCCCGAACATCAAAAATGAAACAAGATTATCATATCTTTTTTCAGGAGAAGTTATCCCTTCCACTGCATAAGTAACAGATGTATCCCCTTCCTGAATTTGTTTTTCTACAGGAGATAAATCCAATTCTGGAATATCCCCCATATTTTTCTTAAACATTAAAAATTCACCAACAACTTTATCTACAATAATACTATAAAGTCCATAAGGAGCATCATCAGTCGTGTAGCACTGATTCGTTTCATTATTAACGCTACTCAAAACTTTCAGTATCACATAATCAATAATAGATTTTTCACTTTCAGGAACATTATATTTAAAAAATTTAAGCCTCATAACTACACCTTCATAAATGCTAAGTTTTTCAGCCATAATAAATCACTATCCTCTTGAAATTATTCTAGCAAAAGGAATTGTTTTATGATCTATGTATTTCTTATCAGAAGAACCTGTATTAACAATTTCCCAGTTATTTGCTGTTTTTAGTTCAGCATCAGTTGGAGAGTCTGAAGCTTGAGTTTTCTTTGTGTAAGAAATTCCAAAAGGAGCGAATACTTTTCTTTGTCTTGTATAAAGAATTGTTTGTCCACCTTTTGTTTTAGGATCTCTTGCCATTTCAGCTGGAACTTTTGCTCCTATATTCTCATAATCAAAAGCACCTTCTCCTAAAATATAAGTTGTATAAGCTGTTTCATTTTGAATATGCTGAACATATTCATTTTCTTGAATATCAGTTATAATAGCTGCTACTGTTTCTTTTTTAACAGCTCCAGCTTCTGTTCCTGCAGTAGTAACTTTTAAAGCACCTTTGTCGTTTGCATTACATCTTACATAAGTAGATTTAATTTCTTTTGTAGGCATTGCATCGTCAATTAATACAAGTCTTCCATTCCATGTTCCTAAAGCTAAATCTCTTTGTATTCCGTCTTTATCTGTATATTTTAAGTAACCTAAAAGTTTTAGATTTTCAAGGTTAGTTGCAACTGCTGAGTGCATGATAACTAAAGAAAATCTATGTTTATGATCTCCAGATGCTCTTTGAATTGCTGTATTTAAAGAAGTAGGACCAACTAGAGCTGTTTCAGCTGAGTTTTTAGAAATATCATAAGTATGACCGTTTACAAATTTTAAGTTTTCTGCTCCTGTCATAGAGAATATTCCCTCAAGTATAGCAAGTAAAGTGTTTTGGTCTATGTCAGCCCAATATTCAGAAACTTGTGCTGCAACATTATCCATAAAGTCTACTCCACCTGTAATATCATAAGAGAAGTCTGATTCAACCCAAGCTTTAGCTCTACCTATTACAACAACTCCTCTTTCATAAGTAACTGTTTCTGTAGCATTAATATCAGTTTTTCCATCATAATTCACTGCTGCTCCATCTAGTAATCCAAAGAAAGGAAGTACTGCATACCCTGTTCCTGTTTGAGAACTAAAAGTTTCTCTAATCTGTTCATTACTTTTTAAAGCCTTTGATTTGATTAACTCATTTCTTTTAGTATTTGGTATTCTATCTACATATTTACCAAATGCTTGTCCATTAAAACTTTTTTCATTAAATTTTGCCATTTAAACATCATCTCCTTTTACATTATATCTTCTATTTTTGTACCCGGATTTTCTTCCAAGTATTTTTCAATTTGTGAATAGCTCATTGCTTTAAAGTCAGGTTCTTGTCCTTTTTTCCCGCCCGGATTAACACCTTTAAATTTTCCAGCAGTTTCAAAAAGGAAAGAAGAGTCTTCAGCTTTCTTAAGAGCTGCTAACTGTTCATCTAACCCTGTTATTTTTCCATCAGCACCAATTACAGCTTTTTCTAAATTTAAAAGAGCTTTTACAGCTTTATTATTTTTAGCTCCAGCTCCTAGAAGTGCTAAATCTACAGCATTATCTAATTTTAATTTTGCAATAGAATCAGCATATTCTTTTTCTTTTGCTTTATTAGCTGATTGCATATCCTCTATTTGCTTTTTAAGTTCTGCATTATCTCCAGCAGATTTTTTAATCTCTTCCAGCTGTTTTGTAAGAGTTTTATTTCCCTCTTCCAACTGCTTTTTCGCAGTTTCAATTTCAGAATATTTTGATTTCTCAATATATCCCTCAAGTTCTTTTGCTGACTCTCCTGCAATTTTAACTGCAAGTTCCTCAGGTGCTCCAAGAGCAATTAATTGTTCTTTTGTCATTTTTTCAACTCCTTATCTATTTCTGTAATAATATGAGCCGGGAATACCTTTTTCTTTACCCCAAGCCTTTAGTTCTGCTCATGTTTCTTTATCTTTTTCAGCTTTTTTCTTCTTCTCTTTGTGTCTTCTTCTTAAATCAAAAACTGTATATGCTATACACAGTAAAGAAATAATATAAAATCCACCTTGAAGATTTTGAATAATCTTATCCATGAACTTCACCTCGCTTTTTTATTTGTTTTTCGCTTTATCATATTCAATTCTTTCTTTCAGAATTGAGGCATAATTTGACATATATTCAATCTGACAAGCTAATTTAATTCTTTGAATTTCGTCTGTAAAATTAGGTTTCTCAATTTCTTTTTCCAAAAATTTACAACCTTTTTCAATTTTTTCATTTAATTCTTTAAGCTCTAACTCCATTCTTTCAATATGTGTCATTTTCCATCTTCTCCTTTATTTTTTTATGGCGGAAGTAGAGGGACTTGAACCCACAAGAGCTATTAACTCGACAGATTAGCAATCTGCTGCCATACCGATTAGGCGATACTTCCATAAGCGACCTCGCTCTGGTCCACATAACTTAAAAAAGTCATAGGTGCAACGAGGTCTATATCATTTATTCAGGGAGAATTTATTTGTTTCATTTTTTGTTTTAAATTTTTATAACTCTTTATTTTTTCTATATAAATATGTGTGAACATATTTTTGGTAATAAAAAAGCACCTAAGATTTTACTCTTAAGTGCTTAGTGATATAGCAACGACTAGTCTAAAAATTGCTATATCTTTAAAAACTTTTGTGTAGGGCCGTACCCCGTTCATTTAAGAACTGCAAAAGTTATTGATGTCTACATATATCCATTTTTTTCCATTAATTCTAACAAAAGTTTATCCTCTTTCTCACACATTGAGAAAGGCTCTATCATCTCACAAATATCAAGAACATCATCTATAAAAAAAGCTTCTTTTTTATGTTCTTCTGTATCAAGTAATAAGTCCGGGCAATCGTATTCTATATCTTGATAAAAGTCAGAACATTCTTCCCAAGTTTTAGGTTTATTATTTAAATAATTCTTTATTTTTTCAACATATTTTTTTAATGTCATTACTTTTTCACCCACTCTTTTTTCTCTAATTTAGTTCCAGAAATATCTTTTTTATTTTCCATAACACTAATTAATTCAATATCTTATTTATTAGTTATTACTCTGATTAAATCATAATATCTGATATTATGTTCATTTTTTATTTCTATAAAATTAACTGGTTTTTTTAAGATTTCTACTATTTTTTCAAATGTCAAGCTATCGCCTTTCCTATTTAAAAATCTAGCAAGAAAATGGTCTGAAGTTTCATAATTATAATCTCTAAATTGATAATAGATATTTATAGCTCTATTTTTAAATTCCTCATTCCATTCTTTATTTTTTATTTTAGAAATAGTTTTAAATTCTCTTTGAAGTTGCTCATAATCCTTTATATTATTATACTTCATATATTCAAACTTTTCAAATGTATCTGGGACATATTTACTGGATAATAATGTTTTTATATTATCATATTCTGTTTTATTTGACGGATGAGCCACATATTTTTTATACCATTCATCATATTTCATATTTGCTGAAACATACTCTGTTTTTCCGTCCTCTGTTCTCATGGCTCTCATAGAAGTAACATCATCTTCAAAATATGGAGCTGGGCATGTTCTGCAATTAGGGTGAAAAGGCGGAGCTGTTACTCCAACTAAATAATCTTTTATTGGAAAAACTTTTCCATCCATTTCTCTACATATTTCAGAAGTAGAAGTATCAAGAGTTGCTACAATTTCATATTTTTCTACATCTAAATCTTTAAAGCATTGTTCCTGTGCCTTAGATGAATATGCAGCACTTTCTGTCATTACAAGCCTTCCTGCAGTAGATTTTTTAACTCCAAATTCTTTTGAAATTTGTCTGATTAACTCATCTGGAGCAGAACCTCTAATAATATTTTGAGTAAGTCCTGTATGTAGTGTATTTATAAGTTTTGCTTTATCTTCCCATATTCTTTCAGAGAAGTTTTTTCCATCAATAGCCCAAGGCTTATGAATAATTTGATTAACTTTATTAGTATCTAAAACAGATAAGGACCAACCTATTCCAATGCCTTTTTGAATAATAAAAGCAGATCTGTAATAAGTATCTCCATAAATTCTTTCAAGGTAATCTTCCATACCTTTTAATCTTTCTCCATAAAGTCCTTCAATTTCATTTTGTATTTGAACTTTTAAAGCCTCTAATTTAGAGATATGAACTTTTGCTGAAACATTTTCAAGCTGTTTCATCCATTCTTTAGAGATAGCATTTTCTTGACCTTTTTCAATATACTCCTGGACTGTCCATTTAAATTCCTCAAGTTCATTCTTAGATAAAAGCATTTTAGCTTCTCTTAAAGAAATATCATTATTCTTTGCAAGTCTTGAATACCAATTATTTATATCTTTTTCAATGTTCCTAAGAGCTTTATCATACTGTTTTTCAATAGAAGAAAGATAAGCTCTTGCATCTTTATTTCTTCTCTCTTCTTCTTTTATAAATCTCTCTTGCCAATAATCACTCTTCGCCATCATGACCACCAGAACCTTTAAATGCTCCGTTGTAATCTAACATTTCATTTTCTTTTTGGGCTTTTATTTTTTCCATTTCTGCTTTTACATCTTTAACCCAAGGGTGCATTGAAATTATAGTTTCATCAGATAAAATACCAATGCTCTTAGCACAATTTTCAATACTTTGAGTTTCATTAACAAGAATATCTTTATTGAAAATAATATCAATCTTTTCTTTTTCAAAATCCCCAGCACCTGTATTGAAAAGATGTAAGTTTATAAAATAAATTAGTTTTTCTAATCCTGCTTTAAATTCTGTTTCCATTCCTGCTGCATCTAAATCTATATCTGCATACATAGATTGAATATTCATCTCATTTGGATTACTTCCTAATCTATCATCTTTTGCATTAAATCCTCTTCCGTTTTCTATAATTGCATCTTTAAAAATTTTAAGCATAGCTGTATAGTTTTCAGAATTTACTTCAATTGAAAGACTTTCAACTCCACCGTCACCTTTTACCTTTACAGCTCCTACTTCAGCAAGATTCTTTCTAAATTCACCTAAATTTTGTCCATCATAATTTTTTAAAATTAAAATTGTGTTTCTCGGATCCTCATCAAGATTATTTTCAAAAGTAGAAATAATCTTATTAAGTCCATCTTGAAGAGTTTTAACTCTTTTTATCAAAGGTTTTTCAAGGCTGTTAAATTTAAAAGGAATGAAAGAAATTTTTTCCCAATTATATCCATTCTCCCCGGATACAAAATAATCTTCATGTCCTTCATATTTTAGAGAACCATATCTATATCCGTATTTTTCAATTCCATTTACTCCATACACTTCAACTTTTTCAACATCTTCTAAACAGTTTCCTGTCCACTCTTGTACAATAAAAACTCTGATAACAAATTCTAATATTGTGTGAGCTTCATCTCTCCAAATTGGAAGTATCTCTGTAGGTTCAAATACACGAAATAAAAAATCCCCATTACTGTCATAATGAGGATATAACCAAGCTATTCCATTGTTTATTGAGTCTTCTCCTAATTTTTTTATTATTCTAAAGAAGTCAGAGTTAAATATTTGGGATAGATATTTCTGATATTCTTCGTTCTCAGTATGAAAAGTTACAGGTTTTCCCAAAAGATAATTTACTTTTTGATCCACAAGTTTCTCATATTGATTATCAATTCTTTTATTGTTTGGAAGATTTTCAACTTCCTGCAGTTTTCCACCTTCTCCTATAATCTCCCTTTTTCTGAAAAGAATATCATGAATACCTCTGTAATATCTTTCTCCAGTAAGCATTTCATGTCTTCTTTTAGAATTTATAAATTGAGTTATTATATATTCTAAGTATCTTACATTTGTTTCTAAGTTTTTATCTATTTTTTTCTCTTTAAAGAAAATATTTCTAAAAATCTCAAACATCTCTCACCTCTCTTAATCAAAACTAAATGTTTCACCTTCCATGAATTTTTCAAGAGCATATCTCATTGCATCCATTAAGTGATTAAACATATCTATAGGTTTATTTATAGGTTTATCAAATTTATCTTTTGCCCATGTATAGTTGCTTATCTCGGTTAAGAAATTAACACACCTAGGGTGAATTATAATTTTATACCCCTGAATGAATTGTATTCCATTGTTAATACTATCTTTTCCTTTTCTTGCTCCAGAAATACCTTTAAGACCTAAGTCATATAATTCATCAATTGACTTAGGTTCTGCACTGTCTGCAGTAATTCTCTCTTTTCCATATCCCATATTTTTAATTTCTTCAGCAAGTTTATTGTTAGTCAGAGCTTTTTTATAAAGCTCATCTGTTACATAAATTTCTCTTCTTTCTTTAGATATCAAACCTGCAAAAAGGGCAGAGGGGTCATTTGTATATCCAAAGTCAAGTCCAAAAGCACTTTCTATATCCGGTATTTTTAGGACTTCTTGAATGTCAAATTCTCTTTCTTCCCAATTTTCATATATAAGTCCTTCAGATATTCCCCAGTCGCCAAGACCAGCAACCTTATATCTTTTAGGGTTTTCTTTTTTCATTCTTTCAAATAATCTTAAATCTGAGATATCTAAGAACTCATTACATAAATAATTGGTTGTTTTTGCCAATATATCATTATTTTGTTCAACATCAAAAAATTTCTTTTTTATCCAATGCCCTTCGTTCCATGGATTGAATGTTAAAGTAATTTGCTTAAATAAATCTCCTGTTACCTGTCCTCTTATAGATTCATCTAGCATATCAAAGTCAGATTCTTTAGTTATCTCATATGCTTCTTCAATCCAAGCCCAGCAGAGATGCCCAACATCAACTGTTATTGATGTAAGTTTCATCGGTTCGTCAAGTCCTCTAAAAAGAATTTTCTGACCTGTCGGTTTATACATAAGTTCCAAAGGGCTTTCCTTATACTCCCAATATTGCTCCACATGTAATTGTCTTATTGCCCACCTTAAATCTGTGTAAGCACTATCTTTTAAAGTCCTAAAGACTTTCCGTACAACAAGCAGATTCGATTGAGGATATTTCATAATTCTGTAAATAAAATTTAAAGCAGTTGTTTTTGATTTTTTAGAAGCTCTGGATCCTTTACATACCCTGTATCTTCCTTTAAAATTCCAATAATCTTTATATCCTTTTCCAACAATCTTAGGAAGAGAGATTTTTAAAACCTTAGTCTTCAAGTTCATCTTCTCCCACAATCATTACTGGAACCATACCTTTGACTTCTACTTTATCAGTCCAAAGTCTGTATCTTTTCCCAAGAAGTTCTGCTGCCTTTATTCTGTCCTTAGCTCCTATTTGCTTTTTTATAGTTCTTGCCATTGAGCAGCCATCTCCTTCTCCCTCAACTACAACCACTTCTTCTTCAAGTTCTCCTCTTGCTGCTGAGGTTAATAATTCCATCACTTCGTTAGCTGAAGCTATTCTTTGACTAGACATTTCTTCAAGTTTCTCATCGATGTAATTTTTTATTGTAGTATTTTGTAGTAATTTGTTAGCATTAGTATTTGCATATTTTTTACTGTACCCAGCTTTTACTGCTGCTTGTGTAGCATTCCCCGTTTCGATAAAATAATCTGCAAATCTTTTCTGTTTTTCAGTTAACTTAGTCATTTAATTATCACCCCCTTTTATTTCTGCATAAAAAAAGAGAATTAGAATTAACTAATCCTCTATAATCTTCATATTTTCTATTCTTATTTTTACTAATCTGGAATATTCTATGTATTTCTTGTATATTTCATTTGTTGTATTTTTACTATTACTTTTTTTCCCATGAATTTCAGCCATTTCTTTTGCTATATTTTCTGCAATTTCATAGATAGGTTCTGGATAAAAAGGCTTATATTTTATTACCATATTCATTAATTCTATAATAGATTTTTCATTCTTTTCTTTAAAGTTTTTTTCCTTTAATTTATCACTTAATATAAATTTTGATAATGATTCTAGTGTATCGGCTATCTTAAAAGCTAATTCTGTATATATTTTAAACTCTAAATCATATTGTAACTTAGTAACTAAAGTATATCCAGATAACTTAGTTTTATATTTTTCCAATTCTTTATTCATTTCTAATTTATAGTCTTCTAACCATGTCTTACTCATTACAAAAGTAAATATAGAAGTTATAAAAGAGTTAAATATAAATAATATAAAAATATCCCATTTACTAAAAAACCATAAACTATTAATAAGAGCTAAAATAATAATATAAACTGTTATTTTTAAAAACTGTTTTTTAAGAAAATTTATCATGATTTATCTCCAATATAATTTTCTTACATTATATCAAAGAAAAAATAACTACTCAAATAAAAAAGAGAACCATTTTATTGATTCTCTTCTAGTTCTTTAATTTTTGTTTCTATTTGAGATATTGCACGAAGTAAATCTATTAATTCCCCACTTAAATTATGGTCTCCACTATACTTTTCCCACTTTTCTTTATGGAAAGCTCTAAATTCAAGTACCCTTACTTTTGTTTCTTCTATATTATTTTTATTTAACTCTTTTAATACTCTAAATCCACATACTTTCCATTCTGTAAAAATTTTAAATAATCTTTCATGTTCTTTATCTGTCATTAAAATCACCTCAATATAATATTATTAATATTATATCAAAGAAAAAAAGACTGTTCAATAAAAAAGAGACAGCTCAAAGTCTGCCCCTTATGGATGTTATATTATTTCACACTAACATTATAGCACATTAGAATAATGCACGAAAGTGCGACTTGTGTGCATGGAATGTGCATTACCCCACAATTTCATCAAGAAAATCGTCAGGAAAAATATCAGTTTTCAAAATATCAATAAGTCTTTTTCTATTTCTACTGACTGTTGCAGGATCCACACAAAGTTCTTCTGATATTTCCATTCTACTTTTGTTTTCAAAATAATAAAGCTCTATAATTTCGTAATAATCATCTTTTTTTATTTTCTCAAGTGCTTTTTCTAACATTTCGATAGAATCTATCATTTTTATAAGTTTTCTCTCAAATCTTTCAATTTTATCTTCTATTCTTTCAAGTTCGGAAACATAAGTAAAACTTCCTTTTATTTCCCCAGGATGACCTTTTTTAACTATTCCTTCTGCTCTTATTTCAGCTATTTTTTTATCTTTATTTATTATAATATCTTTAAAATGTTTATAATTTCTTAAAAGAAGTTCTGTTTTCTGATAAGAGTTTAAAGGTAACTTTATCATATTTTTTTGTCTTAAAATTTCTATAGCTTTATTAACAGCTGTTTCTATTATTTTATCAGTATTACTCATTGTCTTCCTCCCACTCTGCTATATCTGTTAGAATTTCTGATTCTTCTCCACAGCTATCACATCTATAAAAATCTGTATCTGAATCTATTTCTTCTAAAATTTCATGTTTTTTAATATTTCCTTTTTTATCTAATAATCCACAAGTTTCATAAGTAATTCCACCTAAACCAGTAACTTCTTCTCCACATTCTTTACATTTCCAAGCCATTTATTTCTCCTCTCCAAAAACATCTTTTAAAATCTTCTCATAGTCTATACTTTCATCATCTGATGCATAAGATAAATGCTTAAATAGATTTTCTTTTGTCAGTTCTTTACCTTTAAATCTGTATAGCTTTCTTAAACCATTATTAACATAAATTGAAAACTCGATTTCTTTTATCTCATTTTGAAAATCTTGAAGTTCATAATTATCCCAAAATTTAAAGTCAGTTTCTTTAAAAAAATACTCTCTTAACATTACTTTATTTCTTATATCCTTTTCTTTAACTTCTATTCCTATGTGGATATAATTTTTTTCTGTCTTATAATTAGCTCTTCTTCTGTCATCTTCCAAGAAAATATTTATAGTTTTAAAAAATTCATCTACTGTTATACAGAAAAAATGATTATTCTTTACAACTCTTATTTTATTATTAAATAAATCTGTCTTTTCTCCATAAAGATTACTGAACTTTATTCCTTCTTCTAAATAAAATCTATCTTTATATATTGCCTTATAAAGCCTAATATAATTTCTAAAATAGATATAAATTATCTGCTCTAAGGTTATATTTAAATCATCAAAGGACATAAATTTAATTTTAGGATTTCTCAAATTTTCTATATCTTCCTCAATATCTTCAATGTATAGATTTAAAAGTTTATTCCAAGATTTATAAAAGTTATTCCTATAAGATAAAATCTCAAGTTTTTTATTTTCAAACTTTTTTATATATTCCGCTCTATCTAAGTTTGATATTTCAATAACTTCCATTTTTTATCTTACACTCCACTACCTATATAGTCACCAGTTTCATATCTGCTTCTATATAATTCAAATAAATTTTTACTTTTTAAATATTCAATCTTTTCTCTGCAAGAAGAAAGATTTTTTCCTACACTTGCTGCAATATCACCTTTTGTTATTAAATCTTTATCCCAAGCCCAGCACATATAGAGAATATCCTCGTAATACCAAATATTTTTCCGTTTAATCATTGCTTAACTCCTTCCACGTAGAAAAGAAAATATGAATTTCATACTCAAACTTCTTTTTACATTTCTGACATTCCACAATTTTACTTTCAGGAAGTTTATATAATTGTTCTTGTATTGCCCCACAATGGGGGCACACAAGTTCATTTGTCATTTTTGTTCTCATTTTTCTTCACCTTCTATAAGCCAATTAAGATATTTTCTAGCTTTTTTATAGTCCTCAAGTCCATTTTTCTTTTCTGCTCTCAAGATATATTTGATGATATTTCCAAGGCAAAACCATTTAAAATATTTTCCAAGTATTGCTCTTATAATGTCTATTGACTCAATATTTAAACCTGGAAGTCTATAATGCTTTGGACTATTTACCTTATCTTCTGCAACAGTTCCTTCTCCAATAACCGCTCCTGTTTCTCTACACATCTCTAAAAAATTATTTGCAGATTGTAATAATTTTTCATCAGTCGCAGCAACAACACTACTTCCTGTAGCATAAAGGTCTGCACAAGTATTAATAATTAAAGTACTACTATCATGAGAAAATGGACAATCATCACATTTAATTTCTGCACATTTTCCAAATAAACTAATTAACTCTTTAGCTGTTTCTATATGTTTTTCAGTTATTTTTTTTAAAATCTTCTCTCTTCATTTCTCACTCCTTTTATGCTGCATAAGGTTTTTCAATCTCGCTTATAATAATATCCATCAATTTTTCAACTCTTGTTAAAGTTCCTTTTAACATTCTTTTATATTTCTTATCGTAATCAATACACATTATAGAAAATATCACGTCAATATTTTCTTTTGCATATTTCAGTCTACCTAAAATATTATTAATGTAGTTAATTTCTCTATTTATACCCTCTTCATTTCTTGTATATTCCAAATCATAATCTGTTACAATCTTATCTACAATTTTTGCTAAATCTGACGGATTATCTTTCTTAAGCCTTCCATGATAATAGTCCAGATATCTATTTATGCAGATATAAAACCAATATAAACAATCGTCTACTTTGTCATAGATTTCTTTACTGAAAGCTGTTTCATAACCTAGAATATTTTTAATAATATCCAATCTTTTTTTCTCTTCGATTGCTTCATTTACCTTTTCTTCTTCTCCTAGTCTTTTATAAAGAAGTTCTAGAAATCTGTTTTTTTTATTAAAATATCCACAAAGTAAATCATACAATATTGATAAGTTATTCCAATACATATATTTTTCTTCCACTCTCATTTTGATGTACATATCATCCACGACCAACTTTATTCTGTCGCTCATTCTTTCAAGTTCTTTATTTGAAAGATTTTTAAAAAAGGCTGTAAATTTTGGATGTCTGATGTAGTACATATAAAAATCATTCATGGAATTTTTTATTTTTTTAGCATTTCTTTCAGATTTAATTTTTCTCATACAATCATCTCCAATACTTACAATGAAATTCACTCATTGTCGGAACTTCCACACTTACTTCCAATCTATCCTGGAAAAAACTATAAACCTCATCAGTGAATAACTGCATAATCTCTTCTGTATCATCTTCGTAAGTTTTCTTACTTAGGTAAGGTTTAATCTTGTCAGATAACATTTCTCTAAGGTATTCAATGAGTTCTCCATCTTCCACTAAATTCACTAAATTGTGGTCCACTTCAATCTCTTCATTAATCTTTGAACAATTTCCACCGTTAAAATGTGAACACCAACGGCATTCTTTATCTTCCATTTCTTTGCACCGCCTTATATTTTTCTACTCTTACTTTCAAACTCTCTAGAAGTGCATCTTGCACATCCCCTTTACTACTTAACGCTTTCATTACATCTTCATCTCTCGTATTTTGCACAACTAAATGATGTACAATAACTTTTTCTTTTTGTCCTTGCCTGTGAAGTCTTTTATTAGCTTGTTGGTAAAGTTCTAAGCTCCAGTTAAGGCCAAACCAAATAACGTGGTTTCCTCCTTCTTGAAGATTAAGCCCGTAAGCTGATGAAGCTGGATGTGTAAGAAGAATATCAATTTCCCCTCTGTTCCAAGCATCCTGATCTTCGACTGTCTTCAGAACTCTAATTCTTAAATTAAATTTTTTCAAAGCCTCTAAAATTCTATCTAAATCATGCTGAAAATTATAAAAAACCAAAGCAGATTTCCCATTAAGTTTTTCTATAAGTTCTAAAAAAGCTTCTATTTTACATTTATGCACTTCATGAACTTCTCTGTTTTCATCATAAATAGCTCCATTAGCAAGTTGTAACAGCTTATTGGATAATGCTGCCGCAGAAGTAACATCTATAGTTTTATCATCATCTAGCTGTAGTATCATCTGTCTTTCAAGTTCTTCGTAATCTTTCATAGCTTTATTATCTAGAATTATCGGGATTGTGTTATAAGTTATATCCGGAAGCTGTAAATAATCTTCAGCTTTCATTGATATACAAATATCAGATATCTTTTTATATATACTCTCTTCTGAACCTATTTTGGGCATATATGAAAAAATATGCTCTCTATTTCTCTGGTCAGGGTCAAAATATCTTTCTCTGTAATGGCTTATATATTTTCCAAGTCTTTCACCTTGGTCTAATAAATATATCTGGGCCCACAAATCCATTAGTCCGTTTGGTGTCGGTGTCCCCGTAAGCCCAACAAATCTTTTTATATGGTTTCTTACCCAAGTAAGTGCTTTAAATCTCTTTGCCTGATGTGATTTAAAAGATGAAAATTCATCAATAACAACCATATCAAATGGCCATGAATTTCTAGTGTGCTCCACAAGCCATACAACATTCTCTCTATTTATTACAAAAATATCTCCTGGAGTATTTAAGGCCTTTATTCTTTTCTGAAGTGGCCCAAGAATTGGAACTATTTTTAATAATGATAGATGGTCCCATTTTTCAGCCTCTTTGCTCCAAGTAGCTTCTGCCACTTTCTTTGGTGCTATAACGAGAACTTTATTCACTAAAAATCTGTTATACTTTAAATCTGCTATAGCTGAAAGTGTTATTACAGTTTTACCTAGTCCCATATCTAGCATAAGCCCCAATTTATCATCAGATATCATTCTATCTATGCAGTATTGCTGATACCCATGTGGTTTAAATTCCATAAGCACACCTCTAATCTTTTGGCAGCTTTCTCATGCTGTTTATTTTATCAAAACTGTAATATATAGGTTTCTCTCTGTTTTCTTGTTTTAGATAAATACCTTTTGCTGAAATATAATCTATAGTCCCGTCTGTATAAATTGCCTGTAAGTTCTCCACTCTAACTTTATCCCCCTGATAAAATTTTCTAGTTCCGTTTTTTACATAATATTCTGATGTATAACCTTTATATGCCACAATTATCACCTCTTCAAACTTTTTATAAACTCATCTACTCTGTCTGTACTGTCTAAAATTTCTACTCTAAAACCTAGTTTTTGTATTCTTTCAATCTGTCTATCCTGTAACGCGGTTGTTTTCTTTCCAGGAGCCTTAAGCTCTATGAAAACGCATTCGCCCCAAGGAAGAAGAACTATTCTGTCAGGTACACCAGCATTTCCGGGAGAAACAAATTTAAAAGCTACACCTTTTATTTTTTTCACTTGTTCCCGCAGATAAATTTCAACAATTTTTTCTCTCATTTTTACCCCCAAAAATTCATTGCGTTAACAAAGTAGACAAACTTTCATATATATACCTCAATATATAGCGGTAAAGAGTATTATATACTCTATAATTTCTATAATTTCTTTATTATTTACATTGTTAGTATTTTTTGTTAACAATGTTAACATATATAATAAAAGTATTAATATATAAGGATTTATACCGTAAACATTCCCGTAAACATTCTCAAAAAAGTTTGTCTACATGTTAACATCAGGTTTGTTAACAAACTCTTTAAATTTTTATAATTTTTTAGAGTTTGTTAACACAATTTTTAAACAATTTTTTTTGTTTAAGTTTTTTCATAACCTCTTTGATGCCCGTATGAACCAAATCTTATTGCTTTTTTGCATTTTTTCCACTCTTTAAAAGTATCTAAAATCCCATTTATCTCTATGCTATCTTTTCTCTGCATATATCTAGGGTCACTTCCAAAGCATTCACACCATATTTCTATTGCACAAATTTTAGTTCTTTTCATCAGTTTTATGTTTGTCATATCCATATTGCCGTTAAGTATTAACCTTTTTTCAGAAAGCTCCCTACTATACCAATCTACAGGGATTTCTTTTTCTAAAAATTCAAGTATAAGCCCCTCTTTTGCATTGCTTTCTCGGTGATTATCCTGTTCTCTCTCTGCAATCTCTTTTGCTTCGCCAGTAAGAAACAGCTCCTCGCCCTGTTCCCATGCAACAAAGGCTTCAGCCCATAATTGATCTATCTCAGCTGGCAAATCATTGAAAACACTCTTAACTGGAGTTACAGTGTATAAGTCCACTGGCCAAAACCTTCTGTTTCCGGTTTTATCTTTTAAAAATTCCATGTCATTAGAAGTTCCAAAGAATATACATCTTCTTGGGAATCTTCCTGTTTTTCTTCCATAAGCCTCTCTAAAAATATCTTCTTTCTTACTTAAAAACTGCTTAACCGCATTTGTTTCTGACCTCGTTAAAACAGTAAGTTCTCCGATTTCATTTATCCAAGTTCCTTGGATCATCTCTGATGCATCTTTACCTTCAAAACTTTGTAAACTGTCAGAAAACCAATCTTTCCCAAGAAGCTGTAAAAATGTAGATTTTCCTATACCCTGCGGTCCAGCAAGTATAGGCATATAATCCCATTTCACTCCGGGCTCCATGGCTCTTGCTACTGCTGCAACTAAAGATTTTCTAATTACAGCTCTTGTGTATGGGTTATCTTCAGCCCCAAGATATTCTGTAAGCAAGGTATCTATTCTTTTGGTTCCGTCCCAAGTAAGATTTTTTAAATAATCTTGGACTTCGTTAATCTTATTATTGTGTGAATACCCCATTAATGCATCAGATATTTTTCCATCTCCTGTAATTCCATATACAGTTTCAAGATATATTCTTAGCTGAGCATCATCTACATCTTGCCAATTTCTTCTTTTTACTTCAAAATTCCACGGTAATACACCAAGTACAAGTCCTCTGTTTGCAAATTCATCATAGGCAATCTTTCCTTTTAAATTACTGTCATTTTCAAATATTGTGATTATATTTTTTCTAGTTTTAGCATAATTTCCAGCACCATCAATCTCTAATAAATTAATCCATGATAAATCTTCTGGCTTAAAATCTAACCCTGCTTGCTGCATTTTCTCCAGACTTAATCTGCCTTTTACTTCCTTATCAGAAAGAGCTAAGTCAGACATCATGGAAAAACTTGGGAGTTTAGCTGTAGGAGTTCCTTCTTTTGCATCATCGTCAAAGGCTCCGAATTTATGTAGTCTTATAAGGTCAAAAGCGTTGCACAATTTCATACTTGCCGGATCTGTAGCATGGTGGCTGTATAAAAATAAGCCATCTTCGTATAAAATAGCTCCTCCAAATGTACTTCCGCCTGTATAAGTCAATCTTCCTTCAATATCACAAGTTTCATAAACCCTAGGAATAAATTTTTCAATGGCTTCTAAGATATTGTAAGTTTTACAAAAAGCACCTACGATCCCTTTTTTCTCTAAAGGATTTTCCTGCTTTTTTCTCAGTCTTTCAATACTTTTATCCGCCCCTGGAACTTGTGGCCATTCTGCCACATTTTTCCAATCTGAATACATTTTCAAAATACCGTCAGCATTTAAAAATGGTTTATCGGCATAGGTATAAATATATTGGCTGTCAGAACTACATGACGGCCAATACATAAGTCTTTCTACTTGGAATGTCGTGGGATCGCATAAAGCTATTCCAATAAAACTTGCTAATTTTCTAGCAATGGGTTCATATTCCTCTGCTGTTACAGTTCTATCAGTTGGAAATAAAACTCTTAATCTTGGCTTGTATTCGCTGTGCTTTCTTGTAGAGTAAACTACAAAAGCACAACCAAGTCCATCAAGTTTTTTAAGTATATTTTGAGTATGCCCAGCTTCAATATTATCTAGGTCAAGAGCAATTAAATCACGGCCAATAACTCCATCTCTTCTTTTATTATTTCTTAACTCCCCGCCTACAAATCCACCAACATCTTTTAAATCGTCTTGTTTTGATTTTGGGAATTTCAAATATTCATCTAAAGTTTCCGAACTTTTTACTGGAGTTTTTAATTTTTCCACAAGTTCAGTCCAAAATATTTTTTGCTTAGTCCAGGTAATAGTTTTTCTACTTCCTGCACTACTTATTATTAATTCTCTGTTATATTGCAATCGGCTCACCTCTCTAATCTTTCATATAGTAGTTACTTTCAAAGCCTGCAGCTTTAAGTATTAACCCTTCGGCCCATTTTATAGGCTGCCCCATCATCTCGCACATTTCATCTACAGAAATATTAAGAGGAGCATCTATTACGGCCTCATCGTGTATGTGCATTACAGTTTGTAAACCTTTTTCTTGTATTCTTTGTAAAGTTATTGCTAAGCAATCACGAGAAATCGCTTGTACTATGTTTTCCGTTAACTTGCCACCATATGTTTCCTGCACTTCCCATTTTCCAGTAGTCTGATTTATCCCCCAATAATGCAGCGAAGGAACTCCAAATCTGTTATCTTCCATAAATGGTCTAGGGTAATACAACTTTCTTCCGCTAGGTAATTCCACAGTCATAAAATGCTGACCGTGTACTAATTCACCTTCTCTTCTGAAAATAATTCCTTTAACAGTCTGAGGGCTTCCTGTTTCCATCAAACTCACAACTGCATCTTCAAGGGCATACCAGAGATTTACGATTTGCTTATTAGCACTTCTCCATCTTCTGACTATATCTTTTAATTCATCTTCAGTCAGTCCCATATCTTCAGCCCCCATTGCAATTAAGGCTCCTGTACTTCCGCCATATCCCAGGGCAAGCTCTGCAACTTTTCCTTTAGCTCTTAGGGCATATTCGGGATTACCTTTTACAATTTTCTCAATAGGTACTCCAAACATCTGTGAGGCTGAAGCTTCATAGATTTTTCCATGTGTTGCAAATACTTCCTGTCTCCATTTTTCTCCGGAAAGCCAAGCTATAACCCTTGCTTCTATTGCTGAGAAGTCAGCAACTACAAATTTATGATTTTCAGATGGAATAAAAGCTGTTCTTATAAGTTGGGATAAGGTATCCGAAACATTTCCATAAAGCATTTTTAGCCCTTCAGTATTTTGATTTTTAACTATTTCTCTAGCAGTATCCAATGTTTCAATATAATTTCTTGGGAGATTTTGAACTTGTACAAGTCTCCCAGCCCATCTTCCTGTTCTATTCGCCCCATAAAATTGTAAAAGTCCTCTTACTCTGTCATCTGGTCCGATTGCTTCTTGCATGGCCACATATTTTTTTATTGAAGTCTTAGCAAGTTCCTGTCTGATAACTAAAACTCTTTTTAAGTTTTCGTCTGATATCGTATTTATTAAGTCAGCTACAGTAGATTTTTGCAGATTCGCAATATTTAATTTTGTCTTATCATTAAGCCATTTCAATAATTGAGCCGTACTGTTTGGGTTTTCAAGTCCTGTAATTTTTTTTGCTTCTTCTGTAAGTTCTTGTACGGTTTCGTCGTTTACAGCTAAAGCCCCTACTACAAGTTCCGTGTCAACTTTCACACCAAAAGAATTTATTTTTATATCCAGCACCCATAAATCCTGTTCAGCCTGTGGCACTGGAAAAAATGATAGTCTCTTATAGATTTCCGTTTCTGTAACTACGTCTTGTATACAGTAATTCTTAAATAGCTGCCATTTTTCGGGTTCATGGTTTGGATAGTTTCTTGTTCTACCACCATTTGTTTTAGTAGGTTTACAAGGTACGCAAAAAAGTTTAATCAATGCTTTTCCGCTCATATCTTTTTTCTTGTCTTGTGGAAGTCCTAGTGCTGATCCTGTAGCTCCTAGTCCTGCGGTATACCCGCAATATAATCCGTGAAACATAGTATCCCGCCACTGTTCAAGAGGTGTTTCATACCCCGCTTGATTCAAGCACCACCATTCAAAAGGAGCATTGTAGGCATGTTTTATAACTGTTTCATCTTTTAAAGCTGATAAGAGATATTCGGGGATACTTTCTCCTTGAGCTAAGTCTATTATTTTGACTTCTCCAAAATCTTCTGAGTAAGCAAATAAGAGTATCTCAAAATCTTCTGATTGAGCATATCTATAAAGCCCGGATTTTTTTATGTCGATACTGCTGTATGTTTCAATATCTATTGATAAATGTTTCATTTTATCACCTCATAAGAGAGTCCGTCAGTATCATTATATTCTGTATGGCAGTGTAAACAGACTAAAATGCCTTTACTTTCAACAAGTAGTTCTCCACATTTGTCGCAAATATATATTTTCATGTACTCACCTCTTTAAAAGTTAAGCGGCCATAATATGACCGCTTCTTATATCCAACTATCTAGGCATTCCAGTAATAGGGTCTACATCTCCTGTACCAAAGTCATCTGCAGCTGAACGTTTACTTGTTAACGGTTCCCCATCTCTTGTTTTTTGAATGTTACCAAGATAAGCTCCGACTCCTTTTTTTCCACCAAACATGTATGGGGCGAATACAACTGAAACTCTTCCATACATTCCAGAGTACACTTCAGATTGATTTAAGATTGGTTGAACTTGAGCATCTACTACTTGTGGCGGGTAATCTTTTTTACAACTTGCTGCGAATACCCAGTGGCCCTTACATTCTGGTCCAAACTCTGTTCCATCAGATGGTTTAGTTCCGTCCCCATCGTATACTGGGATTGCTACTTTTGGCGGTTTAACTCCATTCCATTTAGTATTAATTCCTTGCTCTATAGCTGCATTAATTGCCGCATCTATTCTAGCTTTTGTTGCTACGTCTGTTTTTGGAATTAAAATTGTTACACTGTATTTTTCCTCTTGTCCTTCCATGTGTGCATATGGTTTAAATACATTTACATAAGATAGTCTTGCTTCACCTGTTACGATTCTTGTTTCTTGTTTTACTGCCATTATTCTTCATCTCCTTTAAAATCAGCTTCTGCTGTTACTACATTTGTTATTCTGTCTCTTTTATCACTTTCTAATACAAGTGTTGGCTTTCCTGGGGCCTTTTCAATCAAATCTCCAACCATACTATTGAAGTCCTTGGCTCCTATAATTTTTTCAATCTGGGCCAATGTATACATTTTTCTTTCATATAGAAGTTCTTCGTTTATTCCGCAATCTATAATTTTCTTTATAGCTGCTTCTGTATCTTTAAACACTCTTACACTTCTTCCGTTGACCGCTTTCCACCCTGGAATAGTTTTCCCTTTTAAGCTTTCGGCCAGAGCATATTCTTTTAAATGTTCGGCCCATTTTGCTAAATCCTGTGCTTTTTTAAGAGCCGCTCCAACTTCCTCATCAGTAAGAAGTGGCGGAAGTTTCATGTCGTAGAAGTCAGTTTCAAGATTTTTTCTCGCCCTCTCTCTGCAGGTAGCTCTCACACCACAAAATCTACAATGCTCTCCAGCTTTAAATTGTCCTTCACCTTTATAGGCAAGTTCTGCAGCAGGTTTTACTACTTCATTGGCCCACTTAAATAAATCTTCAGCTGACATCTCAAATTCAGAAATGCCATCAGCTATTCTCGGCTGTACTATTGCCATTTTTATTTTTTTTATGTCATATAGAAATGAAAAAGCATTGTATGCTCCTATTCCATAAAGCATCATCTGTGGGTTATGCTCTGCTGATACAGGAACTCCTTTTCCATATTTGAAGTCAACTATTGTTAAAGTATCCCCATATACCATAATACAGTCTGCTGTTCCATAACCATCTTCCACAAATTCGCCAAACTCTACTTTCTTTTCAACTGCAATTACTGGTGCTGTTTCATAAGAATGAGCAAGTTTTTGGATATACTCGAGATACACATCTGTATAACCAAGCATTTCATTGTGAAATAATTCATGTTTTTTTAATTTATTCAATTTTGTATTATATGCCTTTGCTGTCATCGGCTCTAAAAATGTCTTTCTCACTTTAAGCTCGCATATCTCATGTGCCAAAGTTCCCTCTTCTGCATATACAGAAGCCCCGCTTGGAAGATTTTCACAAAGTTTCACACTTGGCGGACAATTTATCCACCTATAGGCTCCACTGGCACTGAGAATCGCATGTCTTTTTTCGTCAGCCATTATATATTCCCCCCAAACTCTCTAATTTTTTGAGCAAAATCTCCGTATTTCTCTTTCGGTAACATAGTAAGAGCTGCCACACCAAATTCTCTTAATACCCCTAAAAGTACATTTGATTTTCCAGCATTTACAAGTTCACCTGCTGCTTTTTGCAAATCCGCAAGAGAATAACTTGGTGCTGAAGTAGGAACTTGTGTTGAATCTGCTCCCTTAGCATTTGCCTCTTCTACTGGAGTTGCTGGATTTACCAATTCAGGTTGTATTATTAGTTCTGGTTTTTTCTCTTCAGCTGGTACAACAGTTTTTGGTATTACTGTGATTGTTTTCTGTTCTAGCACCTCAATCAGTTTATTTAAAATTTCTGCTGCTTGTTTTTCAAATCCTATAGTTACTTTAATTTCCATTTTCTTCAATCTCCTTTCTCCATTATTTTAATTGCCTGATACATTTATTTTTTACTATTTGTTCAGTACCGCCATAAATAACTTTTGTTGAGTGATAATCTTTATACGGGTTTTGTAAAACTGTATAATACTTATTGATTACAGTAGTATCTTTCCGGATAGTAATTTCTATATGCTTATCACAATATTCTAAAATTTCAGTCATTATCCGCCTCCGTACTTTCCGGATTTTCTGTATCTTTCAAGTTTCTCTATATGTCTTTCAAAGTCATGTTCATTCATTCCGATTTTTACAAGATGGTTGTAAACAGCAGTCATAACATCAAGCCCTTCTGCAATTATCTCATTGATATTTCTTGCAAAAACTTCTTCTTCATACTCATGAAGTTCTTCAAGCACCTTATCAAACTCCTGATCTGCAGTAAGACCTTTTGAAAAATCTGTATAGTTTTTTAATTTATTTAAATCCATATCTAAGCCCCCAATATAAGTTTATGATTGCTTGTTATCAATAGATTAAGTATAGAAATTAATATTTTCAGCTGTTTAATCGTTGGTTTTTCTACATTCCAAGAAATAATTGAACTATTTCCAATTTCAACCGCAGTTTGATAAACCGCTGTAGCTTTACCCATTTTTATACCTTTATCTTCTAAAAATATTCCCAAGGTAGAAAGTTCTTCTTTGGTGATTTTTATCTCCTCTTTTTTCATTATTCTTTTATCTCCTTTTCATAGAACTTTATAACTTCTTCCAACTTCTCTTTTATATCCTCTGGAGTTCCCACAGTAATAAATCCATTGATAATCATTCTAAAATAACCATTTCCTAAATATTCCATTTTTCTCTCCTTCATGGTATAATTACCATACGATATTTTTTATTTTGCACTTGCTGAGTCCGCCAACTCTTCAGGTGCTTTTATTATTTCCAGCCCTTCAAGAGTGGCTACATATTTTATTCCTAAAAAATCATATAATTTTGCTCTTGAAATTGTGTAACTCCACTGGTTTTCCATTTTTGTTGCATAACCAAAAGGAACTTTACCTTGCTGCAAAGAGTTATGTATTTTGGTATACCCCTGGTTTAAAATTTTTGCTGCCTCCTGAACTGTTACAAATAAGCTCTCCATTTTCTCACCTCTCTTTCGGTTATAATTTTTCCAATAACATTGTTATTCTTTTTCCGATATCCACTCTTTCTGTAGGACTTGCCTCTCTAAAATCCTGCATAAAAATATCAATCATTTCTGTGATAACTTCTTTTTTATATGATGATTTTTCCACAGGTGGTTCTTTCATCACCTCCCAACCATTTTCTGTTTTCTTTAATTCTCCTTTTTGCTGAGCTCTGCAAATATATGTTCTCGCTATGCCATAAGGAATATCTGTGTTACTTTGTATGTCCTTATATTCAGCATTTGGATTTTCTCTTAAATACTCAAATAACTTTTCTTTTAATGTCATTTTCTCATCTCACTTTCTTGTTTTTAATTTTCCAAAAAGTTATAATATCGTCGTCGAACAAATTTATTTTTAAGGAGATTTTTATGAATAAAATTTTAAAAAATACACGCCATCCACTTGTTACAGCCAAAGCCATTTTAAATGGTGATGATGAATGGTTATTCAATCCTTTACATAAAGATCATGGGTGGCATTTTAATAACCTAGAGTATCTTTATCAAAAAGGTGTTATTTTTAAAACAACTGATAATAAATATCTTTTTATTAAAACCGACCTTGAACTTTATGTGAAACATAACGGTTTATCCCTTAAAGAGAAATTTGAAAAAGATTCTTTAAGAAATTCCGTTATTGCTACTCTCATATCTTTTTTAGCTTTGATAGTTTCTTCTATCGCTCTTTATTTAGAAATGAAAGTTTAGCTTTCCAAAATTCTTTAGTCAAAATGTTGGTTTCTTTTAATTCTTTAAGTAGCCAGTCTATTTCAAAATCAGGTTCATCAGCCCTTACTGGGTTTATTACCATTATTTCTGACAAATATAAAGTTTTAAGAATTAAATATACCTGAAGTTTTGTTAATCTTTTTTCATTTATTATTTGATTAACTGTTTTTATCAGTCCCCTATCATTTACAGCTTTTTCAATTCTATGTGTTTTCCATGATGAGTTTTCCATTTTTACACCTCGCTTTTTTTATAAATTTTTGTGTCGTATAAAGAAACTTAATCTGCAAAAAAAATTTCCATTGGATTTTTTATATCCAGTTCTTTTACTAGCATTTCAATTTCAATATTAGTAAAAACACCTTTTTTCATTTTATCATAAAAAGTTTTAGGCGTTATATTCAATATTTTTGCTAATTTAACCTGTGAAGTACCTTTTTCTGCAATTTTCCCTTTTAATTTTGCAACATCTATCATTGGTCTTTCACCTCCTTTGTTTCAAAAATAAGTTTCTTATTACGACACAATAGTAACACGATTTTTGTGTCGTGTCAAGAAATTTTTTTTAGAATTTATATAAAAAAAGTTGCTTATTAAGAAAAATATGTTATAATTAATATTGAGGAGGAGGATAAAATGACAATAGGCGACAGAATAAGAGAAAAAAGAAAAAATAAAGATTATACTTTAGAACAACTAGCTGACGAAATCGGAGTTACAAAATCTACAGTACTTAAATATGAAAATGGTAGCATCGCTATTCCGTCAGATAAAATTGAAAAAATTGCCAAAAGTTTAAATGTTTCTCCAGGTTATTTAATGGGCTGGACTGAAGATAAAAAACAAGAAACTCAAGATGACATTATTACCACTTATAATTTAACTCCCGATGAACTTTTAGAATATGAAAAAATAAAAAGTATTAATAGAGCCTTATTCTTTAATGACAATCGTGGTTCTGATGAAGATAAAGAAGAGCTTGATGAAGTTTTAAAAAAGATATTTATTAAAAGTTTATTAAATAAAAGAAATAAAGAAAAATAATAGGGTGAGGGTATGAAAAAATATGAGATTTGCCAATTAGTTGATGAACTTACTGAAGAACATGGAACAAATGACCCAAAACTATTATGTAAATATTTGGGAATACAGGTTGTTTATGCCAACCTTGGAAAAGCTAAAGGAATTTTCTTAAAATGTTTTGATGACTGCCACATTATCATCAGTAATACACTAGAAAGATTTTCAAAAGATTTTGTCCTTTCACATGAGTTAAAACACTATTTAACTGATGCAGAAGAACAAGTTATGTTTTTAAAAGATTATACTTTCTTTTATGGGGATAAATTAGAAGATGAAGCTAATTATTTTGCCTCTCAATTGTTACTTAATAAAGAAACTCTAAATTATGATATAGATGAAGATGAGGAATTAGACCCAGAAATTGAAAAAATACTAAAAAAACATATTGATGATTATAATAGCTCATTCCCAAAATTTTGGTAAAAGAGGGGGAGTAAAATTTATGAAAATATTTTATGTTCTTTTTTCAACATGGTTTATATATAGTATTTCACAAAATTATAAAAACTATTCTCTTGACGATTGGTTAGTTCTAATTTTTCTGTATTTTCTTCCGATGGTTATAAGATATTTGATATTAAAAAAACGTAAAAAGAAAAACGAGAAAATCAAAAAAGAAAAAATATTTATTTCTAAAGAATACCGTGAAAACTTAAAAAAAAAGAAAACGAAAACCTAACAAAATTAAACAATATTATTTCTGATGAAGAAGTTAAAAATCGCATAAAAAAAGATTATCAAGAAAGGTTAAAACAAGTAAACAAAGTTTTAACTAAAAATGCTGACCTATATCCAGAAGAAACAGAAAAATATAAATTAATTCCAGATGAAAAGTTATTCTTAGATATATTTTTTAATAAAGTCTTAGAAAATAAAATAGACCTAAAAATAAGAACTGAAAGAAAATTTAACGGTGAAATCTATGTTGAATATAGGGGCTGTCCTGTTGGAAGAATTAGATTACAAGGTCGAAAACACTATATGCAAATTTTGCGTGGTATGTATGGATATAAAATTATTGAGGGAAATTTGGAAAATTTTATTCAAGAAATTCCTGCGTGGATAAGATATGTTAAATATTTAAAAAGAAATTGGAACAAATAGGGAGTAAAACTTTATGATTACTGTATATGAAGAAGAATTACCAGAAATTTTTGACGATATTTATTATGCTTTTTCTAAAGCAAAACTAATAGAGCTAAAAAGAATTTCAAATAAATTTTATTGTTTTTATATTAAATTAGTATCTAAGACAGATTACATCAAAGGTATAAAAGCGGTCTACGATGTTTACTGTGATGAAGGACTTTACTGGGATTTAAATGTTTTCAAAGAACATTTTATTTTTCCTTCGAATCATATTAGTTCAGAGTATGAAATTATTATTAGTGAAAATAAAGATTTATCTAATTGTCCAAAAGAACAGCTTATTATTAAATATAAATAAAAAAACAGTCCCTACGTCAATAGGAACTGTTTCACATACAATTAACTAAAGTCAATTATACGTATCTCGCAAATATAGTATATCACGACTTTGGTTATTTTGTAATACATAAAAATAAGAAAGGACGTGATTTTTTTATGCCTAGAAAAAGAATGAATGGTATGGGAAGTATTACCAAATTATCTGGAAACAGAAGAAAACCGTATAGAGCCAGAAAAACCGCTGGCTTTAAGGACGGAAAACAAATCTTTATTGATATTGGCTGCTTTGCAACTAAAAGAGAAGCTGAAGAAGCCTTAGCAAAATATATAGTCAATCCTATAGATATTGCTTTAGAGAAGTTAACCTTTGAAGAAGTTTTTTACAAATGGAAAGTTTATGAATATTCAAAGCTTTCAGAAAACAGAAAAACTATCTATGATAGAATGTTTAAGAAATGTTCTATTTTGCATAAAAAAGCCTTTTCAAAACTTCGCCCATCTGATTTTACAACTCTCATCGAAGAAAATGTATATTCTGTAGGAGCCGACATAAAAACATTATTTAATAAAATGTCTAATTTTGCTTTAAAAAATGATTATATTATGAAAGACTACAGTCCTTTTGTAGAAGCTAAAAAAAGAGGAGAACCTAAAGTTCCAAGAAAAATTTTTACAGAGGAAGAAATAGAAATTCTTTGGAGACAGCCTTATTACAATAAAGAAGTTACAGGAATTTTAATAATGATTTATTCAGGTTTAAGAATAGGTGAGCTTTTGGGTTTGACATTGGATAATATAGATTTGGAAAATGGTTTAATTATAGGAGCGGGAATAAAAACAGAAGCTGGAAAAAACAGGGTAATTCCTATACACAGTAAAATATACCCATTAATTCTATACAGATATAAAAAAGCAAAATTTAACCAACTTTTTTATTATCCAAGATGTTCTAATATGAAAATGATTTATAATCGATTTAAAAAAGGATTTGATAATATATTAAAAGAACTTGGTATTCAGCCTCACACCATCCATGATTGCAGACATACTTTTGCTACAAAGATGTGTATCTCAGGAGCAAATGACACTATTACGAGTGAAATAATTGGACATACAGATCCTGTTTTAACAAAAAAAGTTTATACTCATCCTGATTTTGATTCTTTAAGAAGAGAGATAGAAAAAATAAATTAAAATACTCATAAATCATTATGGGCATTTTTGAAAATTTAATTCTTTTTTGTGTCATACCGTGTGTCATACCAATAAATTTTTAAGGATTTTTTTGAATATTTTTGAAAATATATATATTTTAATTTATTATATTTAAATATTTTACAAACACATAAGAAGATGCTCCATAAATATTTGTATCAGCAGAGACTTCATTTTTACCAATATCAATTCCGTTATAATGGTTTGAACCGTAGAAATTAGAATCGCTGTCTGCCTCTCTTCCTGCAATGCTTCCGCCGAATACCCAATGTTTATATTCTGGCATAACTTTTAAATTCATAATGCTTTCTGTTATTAAATCAGCAGATTTTTTAGAAACATCATTTGAATAAGCATATGGTGTGCTGTGATAGATTTTTCCATAAAATTCTAATTGAGCTTTTACTGCTTCATCTTTTGTTTTGTCAGAAAGAGTTGTTGTCTCAGCCATCTCTTTTATTTTATCAGCAGAAACTATACTTTGATAAATTTTATCAAGATGAGCATATTCTATTGCTCCTGTTTCACTGTCTCCCATAATATGTTCATTAACTTTTACAACAATGTCTCCGTCTATCATTTCAATATGATGGTTTGATGAACCGCTTTCTAATAAATGTTCTTTATCAGTGCTTGCAAATTCTGTTTTATTTCCTACTGTTCCAAGAGAAATAATTGTTCCATCATTTGCTTTTGCTGTATCAATCATAACTTTTCCTGTTGAGTTGTCAACTTTTATTCCATTATCATAAAGAGCATGACCGATTACTTTATCGTCAGCCTTTTTAGTATAATCAACATCAACAAATAAACTATTTCCGTTAAGGTTAAGATTTATTTTTTCTGACTGATTATTTTGTGAAATTTTTAAAGAGCTTTCAAGTTTTGTATTTTGATTTAGGTTAATGTCTTGGAAGTTTTTAATTTCTCCATTAAGAACAATTTCATCTTGAGAATTTTCATTAGAAAGAGTTTGAGTTTTTGCTCCAATGTTTAAAGTATTATCTCCACTATCTCCATCAAAAATTCCATTTGCAGAAGATAAAATATTTACAGTGTCATTTCCAGCTCCTGTATTAAGAGTTATATTTTTAACATAAGAAGAAATATTTACTATATCCTCTCCGTCTCCTGTATTAATTCCAATGCCCTCAAGTTTTGAATTGATATTTAATGTGTCTGCATAATCACTCATCACAACTTCTGTATTATCTTTTGCATCTTGAGATTTAGAAAAATTAATTCCGTCAAGATTTAAAGTAAATCCTGCATTTGAGCTAGAGCCGTCTATCTTAGAAATATTTACACCATCAAGGAAAGAAACAGAGTTTGTTGTTCCCTGTGCAAAATTAATATTTGCAGTTCCTCCCGTTACATTTTCAAATTTAATATCAGTGTTTAAATTTTCTCCTGTAACTTGGTTATCTTTTGAAGTCTCAATATTAATATTTCCAAGAGTAATTTTATCTTTTATTTCTCTATCATCAGAATAGAAATAGAAATCTTTTTGTTCTATTCCCTTATTAAGAGCTTTTGAAATATCTGTTAAACTATTATTATTTAACATTGATGTAATTCCCTCGTAACCTGCTTTGTTGTAATTTAAGATTGCATATTCATAGTTTCCGAAAGCATAATCACCAAGACCAAATGCTTTTAATTCTTCAGCAGATTTTATAGAAAATTCTCTGCCGTTATAATTTAAAAATGCAGAAGTTAAAATGCTGTCTGATTTAATATTTCCTAAACTTAATTTAATTGTATCTGAAAGACTTTCAAATTTTACAGAGCTGTCTAAAGTTATTTTTATATCTCCGTTTACTTTTACAGAAGTATTTCCAAATGGATTTTTAGAAATAATATTTCCATTTTTATTAATATTAAATGCAATTACTCCGCCGTTTGTATTAAGAGTAATTTCAGAATTTGAAGTTATAGATGAATTTTCTCCAAAGTTTATTTCTCCTTTTATTCCTGAAATATTAATTACATCTGCATTTGTTACGTTGTAATCAAAAATTCCGTTATCTTTTAAGGCAATAGTAAATTCATCATCTGTTCCTTTTTCTGTTCCAAAAATAATATCTTTTCCAATATTTCCATTTTCAGAAACTATTACTTTATTTCCGTAAGAATTTTCTTCAAATGTTATTCCATTTGTTACAGTTCCGCTGTTTACACTTAAAATGTTTTTACTTCCTGCAAGATAAAGTTTTGTTCCGTCAATACTTCCATTTTCAGAAATATTTACAGTGTTTTCTCCTTTTGTAAATTTAATATCTCCTGTGTAAGATGTTTTTAAGTCAATAACATTTTCTCTGCTTTCACTGAATAAAAGTTCTCCGCTGAAATCATTTGTTATCTGAAGTTTATTTTCTCCCCAGACAGTTATTTTTTCAACATCTTTATCTGCTCCTGCAAGAATAATATTAAATGCATCACTGTTATTTTTAGTTTCAGTGATTTCTATTTCGTTTGTTCCGTTGTCTCCATCTGATTTTACAATATCAAAGTTTTCTACTTTTGAAATATCTCTAAAATAAATTTTATTATCTCCTGCTCCAAGATTAATATTAGAAAGATTTATTGTTCCTGTACTTCCAATATTTATTTTGTCATCTCCTGCACCAAAATTAATTTTATCGATAGTTACATTTTGAGAATTTTCTCCAAGATATATGTTATCTGCTCCGTCTCCAAAAGTTATTTCTTTTATTGTTGTATTTCCTGAAATATTAATTTTGTTGCTGTTTTGGTTGTTAATTACAATTTTATCAGCATTATTTGTTTTTCCATTGAAGTTAAGAGTTAAATCTTTTGTTGAACTTGAACCGTCAATAGAATTAACAGAAACAAAACTATCACTGTCCTTTTCAACATTACCAAAAGTAACTGTGTTATCTTTTCCCCCTGTAACTTCAATTTTAATATTTCCAGATGAAGAAATATTATTGAAAGTCAAATTCATATCTTGGTCTTTTGTTGTATCAGGATTTGTTTTTATTAAAATATCTTCTCCTGTAACTTTTGTATCATAAGGTGTGCTGTCTTCATCAGAATAATAAACAAGTTTATCTCCCTGTTTATCTGTTACAAATTTAAAAATATTTTTTTCACTGAAACCGTTTAAAGCATTTGTTACTGCAATGCTTTCTTTATCTGTTCCGTTGTATTTTTTCAACACTTCATCATATCTTCCTGCATAAAGAGAGAAATCAGGGTTATATCCTTGATATTCATTCCATTGTTTTACAGAAATATTTGTTCCGTCAACTTTTATAAAATTATATGGAGTTGTAAATGTTACACCACTTCCAAATGCAATCTCTTTTCCTTCATTAAGAGTAAATTTTGTATTTGCTCCATTAGAAAATTTTACACTGCTGTCAAATCCTATTTTTATTTTTCCATTTGTAACTTCAACTTTTCCATCTGCTACAAAATTTAAATCTCCGAAAATAAGATTTCCATTTTCTAAACCAATATTTCCGCTGTTAATAATTTTATCAGTTGGAATATTATCTGAGTCAGAAATTTTTTCTTCGTTATTTAAAAGATTTAAAGTATTTTCATTTAAATCTAAAACAGTGTTCTTTCCGTTTATTGTACTATTATCTGCAAATTTCCATTCAAATTTTCCCTTTTCAAGAATTATTTTTCCTGCATTTGTTACAGTGTGTTCAAAAGTTTTAATTTTGTTTACATCTTCTTTTATATCAACATTTACAGCATTATTTTTGTCAAAAGTTTTAAATTCTATATTTTTTGCCCTTAAAGTTTCTGTAAGAGTAAGAGTATTACCAATAGAATTTTCTGCAAAAATAATATTTTTAAAATTATTTTTATCTGCATATATCCTGTCAAGAGTAAATTCATTTCCTCCTGTACTTAATTCCAAAGTTTCAAACCCTGTATATTTTTCAAGATTTCCGCTTTCGTTATCAGAAAGAGAAGTTTTTATTTCAAGAGTATCGTTTCCTATTCCCCCTGTAACAGTAAAGTTTCCTAATTTATCTGCTGAAATTTTAAAAGTATCATTCCCATCTTTAGCTGTAATATTTTTAAAAGTTAAATTATCTAAATCAATATTATTTGATGAATTTTCAGCAAGAACTAATTCTTCTATATTTTTAACTTTATCTAAAATACTTTTATTAGTTTCATTTATATTTCCTGTTGTAATTTCCAATCTATCATTGTCATTTGTTCCCTGCTGTATTTCTCCTTTTAATATATCTATTTTTCCTAAATTTTCAGCAGAAATTTTAAAAGTATCGTCAGCAGTTCCCCCATAAACAGCTTTAAATCCATTTTCTTTTGTTCCAAGTTTTAATTTATCAAGATTTAAAATATTTTCTCTGTTATCAAGGTCAAGTTCTTCTATATTTGAAATTCCTTTTAAAATATCTTCATCTCCACCACTTTCTTTATCATTATTTAAAACTCCAGAAAGTTTTAATATATCGTGGTCTTTCGCAATTAAGTTTCCGCTGTTGTCAGTAACAGTTCCTCCGCCGTTAATTGTCATATTACCTATATTATCAGCTGAAACTGTAAAATGGTCACTTCTGTTTCCAGATGTGATATTTTTAAAATCTTCTAAGTTTTTATCTTGGTCTTTATAAGTAAAATCAACAGTATTGTCAACATTACCAAGAACAAGATTTTCTATCCCTGTTTTATTTGAAAGCTGTTCTTCTGAAATATTTGTATTTACTTTTAATGTGTCGTTAGAAGAAATTCCACCCTCTATTTTCATTTCAAGAACTTTATCTTTTTTGTCGGCATCTGTTCCGTCAATTATAAAAGTATTTCCATTTTCTCCGCCGTCTATTCCAATAACTTCAGAGAAAGTTTGTGTTGGGTCACTGCTGACTAGGTTATCAATTACAATATTATTTCCTGTTCCGCTTAAAACAAGTTTTTCTATATCATGCACATTTTCAAATACATTAGGGTTAGTTTCATTATTTAAAATTAAAGTGTCTGTTATTTCAAGGGAATTTCTTTCTCCCCCTTTTCCACCGTCTAGCTGTCCAATTTTTCCCAATGTTTCCAGTGAAGTTACAAAAGTATCGTTTCCTGCATCTCCAAATATTTTTGTTATTTCACTATTCTTTGCACTAAGATTATTTAAATTAATAGTATCATCATTTTCTGAAAAATAAATTTTCTTTATAGAGTTTATCCCTTTTGTTCCGTCACCTTTTGCTAAAAAATCAAAAGTATCATTTCTATCTGTAACTGCATTTGTTATTTTTAAAGCAGTATTTGTTGTTCCTGTTAAACCTTTTAATTCTTTCAAATTGCTTGTAGAAATATATATTTCATTACTAAGACCACCAAGTTTTATAGCAAGATTTTTTAAATATTCTGAAGTCAGATTATTTAAATTTAACTGAGCATCAGTAAAACTTCCAAATTCAAGATTTTCTATATTTTGAATTTTATTAAAAAGTGTATCATCAACAGTTCCATCTTCTTTAATATTTGTTACAACTTTAAAATCTCCATTTATTGTTAAACTATCCCCTGCTGTTTTATTTCCTCCCCCGTCAATTAAAAAAAGTTTTTCAAAATGGTCAACAGATACAGTAAAGTTGTCGTCTCCGTTTCCAGATTTAATATTTTTGAAATCTTCCAAAGTTTTAGTTTCATCTGTATTGTCTTTGTATGTAAAATCAATATTATAACCTGTATCTTTATTAAGACCAAGCTCAAGATTTTCTATTCCTGTTTTACTTGAAAGCTGTTCTGTTGTAATATTTGTATTTACTTTTAAAGTATCATTTTCAGAACTTCCTCCACCAATTACCATTCCAAGAACTTTATTTTTTTTAGTTTCATCTGTTCCGTTAATTATAAAAGTATCTCCTGTATTTCCTCCTTTAAGGTGTGTAAGTTTTACTTTATCATCTGCCAAAAGGTTGTCTATATCAACTGTATTTTCAAAATCTCCAAGTTTTAATCCCTCTATATTTCTTTCAGAAAATTTTTCAAAAGAAGAAATTTTACTTTCATCATATTTTTCTGTAATCTGAATATAATCTGTTCCATCTTTTCCATCAAAATCATAATTTTGTATTTTATCAAGGTCAACAACAAAAATATCTTCTCCGCTTCCACCTAAAATTTTTCCGTTAAAGTCAAGAGACAATTTATCCTGTCCGATATTTTGTTCAAAACGAATTGTATTTCCAGTATCTGCAAGCTGTAAAGTTTCAAGAGTGCTTGTTCCGTCTTGATTTTTTGTAATTTTATTAAACAGAAAATTATTAAGGAGAGTTATAGTTTCCCCTTTGTCGTTCATATCAATTTTTGATTTAAGAGCAACTGTATCATTTCCTGCTCCAAAATCAATATCTCCCGCCAGAACAAAATTACCCTTTCTCATTTCGTCAAAGCTGAATGAAAGAGTGTCGTTTCCATCTCCAAAATTTACATTTCCAAGAGTTACAAGACCTTTTTTATCATAAGAACTGTTATAGTCTGTAACTTCATTTCCATCTTTAGTTTCTGTAAATTTTATATCTATATTGTCATTTCCTGTTCCAAATTCTATATCACTTGCATAAGTTCCATACTGTGTCCCGTCTTTATAAGAATTGTTATTATCTCCGTTATATTTTCCATTAAGATTTAAAGCATTATTTCCACCTGCTGAAAAATCTATTTTTCCGCTTATTGTTGAACTATTAAGAGCAACAGTGCTTCCTGCACCAAATTTTACAGCAGTTGTATCTATTGTATTATCTTTTCCGCTGACAGAAATTACACTGTTGCTTAAAGTTATATCTGTTGCTCCTGTCATATCAGCAAGAGTTCCGTTCTGCTCAAAGTATCCTGCTATTGTAGATTTATCCATTAAGAAAGTTTTATCAGTATTACCAGATTTAGAAATTTTTATAACTGCTCCATTATTATTATCAAAATTTCCATTTGTTACAGCAGTAGTAATATGAGTATTTACAAAACTTCCTGTTAAATCTGTATCAATAACAAGCTGATTATTTTTATCACTGTCATCTGTTTCATTTCCAAGATTATTTATAAAAAGATTATATCCTTTAACTTTTGTTCCGTCAGAAGTTTCTCAAACATCTTTTTGGGTAATATTATTATTTGTTATTACTTCTGAAAGTTTGTTGCTTGTTGTTAATTTATCTTTTCCTAAAATATCAATATTCTTATTATATTCTTCTCCATAATTGTCACTGCCTGTATTTATAACTAATTTTCCTGTATCATCTTTTTTTAAAGCGATACCATTTTTGTAAAATGTTGACCAATAATCTCTTTTGTAATAAGCCTTATCAGCTACAATAATTCCATTATTTATTCCCACTCCATTGTAATCTGTAGTTTGACCATATTCTTCATCTTTGTTTGCATTTGAAGAATAGATAACTCCATTATTTATTCCTACTCCAGCAGTATTTATTTTTTGTCCATAAGCTGTTCCATTATTTGATTTATCAGATACTTCAGAAGAAATCATTCCATTATTAAATCCCATTCCTCCTATTTCTTGTCCCATTGAATCATATTTGTTACTAAATAGTTTAATATTTTTATTATTTATTCCTACTCCACTTGCCACTTTTTGTCCTGTAACTGTTGAAACATTTGTTGTAAAAAAAATATCCGAAACATTTATACCTATTCCTTCTATTTTCTGTGCTGTTACAGAATAATCATCATAGCTGCTATTAATATTTCCTGCATTAACACCTATTCCATTAGATTTTATTTCTTGTCCTTGTGCCTCATTATTCCAGCCCTTATTAATTAAAAATATATTTCCATTATTTATTCCTACTGAATTATCTATATCCTGTCCATTAGAAAAAATATTTCCATTATTTATCACTGTTCCCATAAAGGCTTTTTGTCCTACACTCCCAATACCGTAAATATTTCCGTCATTTACTGCTACACCGTTTTTTCCTGTTATATTTTGACTGTATGTAATAAATACAGTTCCCCCTGAATAAATATCTCCTTTATTTATTATTACTCCGCTTGCTATTTCCTGTGCTGATGCTGGGTCAGAAGAAGTTTCAGTGTCACCGATATTTAAAATAATTCCATTATTAATACCATTTTCTGTTGTCGTTGGTTTTAATTCTTCTTGAGCTGAATTGGCAAAAGCCTCCAAAGATTTTAAAAGACTGTTTTTCTGAACTTCATTTAAGCTGTCTATTTTTATTTCGCTATTTTTCTTCCATACTCCTGAGGACCACTCTAATACAATACTGTTATTATTTTTATCATATCTTATTTTAAATTCTTTTTCTTCGTAACCAACTTTTGTACTATGTTTTACTAACTCTCCATTTGCAAATATTTCATCTAAAGTAGCCCCATAAACTGCTAAACTTCCTAAAAGAAATGCCACAATAAATGCTGTTGTGATTTTAACCTTTCTTTTCAAATATCTTTTTAAACTTTTTTCCAAGTTTTTTTCCATATTATCCCCCTGCTTAAATAATAAATCCCAAAAATTTATAAAAAAATTTTCAGATAAAAATAAAAAAATCCATATTTTTAATATTTAATTTTTAAAAATATATTTTTTTTAATAATACATTTTAATCTTTATTTAAAAAATACTAAAAAAATGGAAAAACTTTTTAAAAATGGAAGTGTATAAAAAATTATAATTAATTATACAG